CCGTACCCTGGTGGTGACTTCCCTTTCAGCAGCGCCGTCGTCGTGGGCAACACGGCGTATCTGTGCGGCCACCTCGGCCTCACGCCCGGTACGCGCACCGTTCCCGCTGACGTCGACGTCGAAATTCACCTGATGCTGTCTTCTCTCCGCGATACGCTCACCCGCGCGATGCTGACGATGAACGATCTCGTCTTCGTTCAGGTCTTCTGCTCCGACGTCTCTCTCTTCGATCGCTTCAATGCCATCTACACCACCTACTTTCAGTACCCTCTTCCCGCTCGCGCTTTCATCGGCTCCGGCCCGCTCCTCTTCGGCGCCCACTTCGAGATCCAGGGCATCGCCGTCAAAGCCTCCGACGCATAAAGTGCGCGGCATGCGTCCCGACCTCATTCCCCTACCGGAATCTCTTTCTGCAGTGCCGGCACCTTCGCCGCCGCCCAATCTACCAAACTATTCCCGCTCAGCCCGAACATCGCCGCCGTCGCATGGCCCGGTTCGAGCGTTAAATTTGCGCTGACTCCAAACGTCGAAAGCATATGCGTCGCGGCGTCCGGATGGGCCAGCCAGTATGAAAACGCCGCCGCGTTCACGAAGAACCGTATCGTCAGATTCATCGCATTCGTCTTAATCCACTCCATTCGCGTTTTCGTTCCCGATAGCGAAGACTGCGCAGAAAGGCTCGCCCGCTTCAGCACATGCAGCCCGTGCCCAGTCAAAAAGAGCGCCCAGTAGTGAACCGCCTCCGGAACTTGCATGCTTCTCCGTCGCAGACCTCGCCCCACCGCAGCATAAGGCTCCGCATATCAGTTGCAGTTTTTTGTTGGAAGTAAGAAATGCCTCGCGCTAGTTCGGATTCCCCACGCAAATGTACATGATCGTGTCCGTCCCGCTTCCCTGAGAGAGCGTCAGCGTACTGGCCGTCGTCTGCACTCGGACGGTCGCAACCGCTGACGTATCGTTTGCCACGCATACCGGCGCCGAGGCGTACGCCGTCGGAAATGTCACTGTCGCCGTCCCTGACGCAAGCGCCACGCTCCCTGCAAACGTGTTCGCGGCTCCCTGATTCAAGTGCTGCGAAATCCCAAGCGATCCGTACACCTGCGGATTTCCCGAATCTCGCAGCGGTGCGAGCCGCAGATCCGGCGTTACCGGGCCCTGCGACAAAATCACGTCGTCGAAATAAACGTAGTTGTTCGCGGCCGCCGTATTCCCTAGCAGCAGGATTCGCATCGAGTGCGCCACCGTCGTGCCAACCGAGTACGCATTCGGCGCGCGAAAAATCAGTCCGAAGTTCCGTGTGGGCGTCCAGGTGTTCGCCGTGCCCACTTGCCAGTCCGCACCCGTCACGTTGCATCCGCAGGTTATTCCGTTGTTGTACGTCAGCGATGCGTTGGTCGACTGATAATTGCCGGTCGCTGTTGACGCACCCGCGTAGTTCACCGGCGAAAGCACCCGCGCATTCGTCGCCACGCTGGAGATCACATCCGCCGCCGTACAGTTCTCGTCATAGTAGAAGCGAATGCCCGGTCGGAAGGTATTTGACGTAGATCCCGAAGCCACGCGCATCATCAGCGTGTATTCCTTCGTTGCGTCCACCGGTATGCATCCGGAGTTCACCCCTAACCCCGCGGTTGCGCCGTCTCCGATGCGCAGGTTATAGCTGCCCTGCGTAAAGCCGTCCACCGCCGGCGTGGCGCTCGAAGAGGCGTTCTGCAAATAAATTCCGCTGCCGGGTTGATTGATCGTCCCGCCCGCCGCCACGCCGCCCCACGCATACAGCGTCGTCGTGTTCTGCCATCCCTCAAAGCTCGCGTTCCCGATCAGGTTGTCGCCGGCTAGATCGTTCATCCCGTAGTGCATCGAAGGCGTCCAGTTGTGCCCGTTGTTATCGATAGCCACCATCGACGTTGCCGGCTCATTCGGCTTGATCTGCGTGTTATTCGTGATCGAAAGATACGGGTCGAGGACGTGAATGCCGTCCGACGATCCATCGCTCGGAAACTGATAGCAGTTGTAAACGTTCTCGCACCGGTTGTTCGGCCCAAACGTAATCGACGTCACGCCCACGATGTTGAAGCAAATCTGATTGAACGCCTGTGAAGCTGTCTCGCAATCGTTGCCGTACACTTCGTCGTTGTTCGGATAGTTTCCGTTCGTGTCTTTCGCGAACGTGTACCCGGTTGACGCACCCGGCGGCAGCACGCACGCATTCTGCTCGAGCACTACCGCGTTGTAGGTTCCCGCCAGGTAGAAGCACGTGTCGCCCGCCGTCTCCGGCGAGAAGTTGTTGTGCTTGAAAAGCGTGTTCGACCCGTCAAATCCGCCCACCGAAGAATTTCCATACACGCCGTACGAGTTTCCGCCCGTCCCGAGTTGCAAGTTGTCGTTCTCGAGGTCCGAATGCCCGATCGACGTCATGTCGATAACTTTCGAATTCGCCCCGTTCGCTTGCAAATACATTCCGAAGATATGCACGTAGTTGATTTTTGATGTCGCCTGGTTCGGATTCTTCACCACCGTGCAGCCCGCGATCCCGCAGCCGATGTAACCGGAAGTGTCCGGCTTAGCCACCGTTCCAAGCCCAGCCTCCTGGTAGCCCACCAAGGACGCGCCGTCTCCCGTCAATTCAATCGCGTCGTTCGTTGTCGAATCTGAAATCACCAGCTGCGCCTGTCCCCATTCCAGCGTCGTGCCGGCAGGAATGGTCAGGTGATGCGTACTCGTCAGCGTTCCAACCAGCCCCCTCGCGTCGCACACACTTGACGTCGCCGCGGCCGCAGTTAGGCACGCGTTGATCTTCGCGCCCGCGTCCGCGCCGGTGAATCGCTCCGCCTTCTGCACGCCATTCAGCGAATTCACAGCCGCGCTTCCGTTCACATCCAGGTTGTACTGTGGGTTCAGCTGATTGATCCCCAGCCCATTCGGCGTGAACCGGTGTACCGCCGCAAGTACCGACGACACGGGAAGAATTCCAAACGAAATGGGCAGTGACGTAACCGTCGTGCTGGTCGTAGATCCGCCACTAACCAGCACCGCGTTCGTCTGCGTTGGCGCCCAGTAACCGCCCGCGTTCATGCTCGGCGTCGTCGATACGTTCACGCAATATCCCAGCACCGTCGCCGTCCCCGCCGGCGGCACGGTCCAGGAAACCGTCAGCGCGTTATTCGCTCCCGAAATCGCCACACCGGCGCTTTGCACCGAAATCGGTGATTGATGCGTGCAGTTGTCCGACGTTGAAGTTACCGTCGCATAATACGTTCCGGCCGCCAGCGTCCCGCCCGTCGTCGCCGTCTCCGTCACTCCCGTCGGGGGATAAAGCGTCGCGAATTGCACGTCGATCGACGCTGCCGCGTTCTCTACGAACGACGCACCGTACCCGAAAGAGTTTCCCGATCCGAACATGTAACCCGCCGCCGGATCGATCGCGACCGTTGCGAATCGTGTTCCCGCCGCGATCGCTCGAAACGGCGCCGAGTTGTTGTCCGCAATCGGATAGACGTCGCTGCGCAGGCGATCGCTCGAAGATGTATTCACCACGTAGTCGAAGCCGCTCGAGTTCTGCGTCGAGCACCCGCCCACCGGCATACCGCTCGAATCCACCACCCACGTTGACGCAAACTGGTTCGCGCCCACCACATGGCAGCCCGTCAGAGCCCCCGCATCCATGCGAATCGCCGGCCCCTGCCCACCGTTCCCTGCATACGAATTCTCGATGTGCACGCCCTGCAGAGTCGATCCCGGAGAATTGAACTCAATCACGGCACTGGAGAAAACCGTGCCGTCGGACATCGAAACGTTGTCGAACGTCATGTTTGAAAATAGCGGAAGCGCCACGCTTCCAGGATTGCCCGTAGCGTTCGTCACCGTAAAAAAGCTCGTGTTAGAATTCTCAAGAGCCGCCACGTTGCGGAACACAAAGTTCCCCGGCCCCGAACCCGTCGTATTCACACGCTGTATGTATTGCATCCCGCCGCCGCTGCCCTGGATGTTCGTGAAGAACGCCAGACCCACGAGCGGATTCTCTCCGGATAACGGCGTTTCGCCGGTAAACAGAGCCACCGGTACTGTCGCTCCCGCCGTCTGCAAACAGCCGCCGTCCATGAAGAACCAGAATGAATTCGTCATCTTCAGCGCCGTGTTGTCCGTCTGCCCCGAGTTCGGCACCGCTAGGCACACGTTCTTCAGCGTATTGTCCGTCGCTCCATAGATGCTGAGCGCCTGGTTGTGCCCGTTGATCGCCAGATTTTCAAAAGTGATCTGCTGGGCTGGCGCGGTCACTGAAAACACGGCCGCGGCGTTGGGGCTCGCGCCAGGTTGGACGTTGATTCTCGTCTGCGGCGGGCGGGCGAACTGCGCGGCATCCAACGAATAGTCCGTGCCGTTCCCGCCTTGCAGGTGCAGACCATTGCAGGGCAACGGAAACACGGCCGCCGTCGATGGTGTCTGAGGTTGCGCGACGTTATACACGCCGGGCGGAAAGTAGAGTGTTCCCCCGCCAAGCGAATGTCCGTACGTACCGCAAACCGCCGCGATGGCCGCCGTGATCGCCGCGGTGTCATCCGTGATCCCGTCGCCCTTCGCGCCGTACGCCGTCACGTCCACGCGCGGCCGCGAACCTTGCACTGTCTCATTTCCCGTCACCGAAATTGTCGTCGGGGTCAAAGTCCCGGGATTGAAACCACCGCTCGTCAGCGTTCCCGTGATCGTCGCGTTGCCGGCCACGCTCAAGTTTCCACCGAGCGTCAGCCCAAACGCCGAAATGTTGCTTCCTGTGTCCGACGACGATAAATCCGCCGGTAGAATCACGTCCGGATACGTAATCGGCACCGGAATCTGCGAGCCGCTGATCTGCACTGTGTAGCGCCCCGCCGGCGCGTAGAAGTGATAATTCCCGATTCCGTCTGTTTGAAATGGGTTCGCTGCCGTCACCGTAAGCGTCGCGTCCGTGTAGATCGTGGCGACCGGCGAACAGGGCGTTCCCGTCGCAGTCGGCATGCACACCGTTACCGTCGCATTCGCCACCGGATGTCCCGTTGGCCCGAATACCACATCGTCTTTGCGCGAGCCCTGCGCCATCGCATTCGGCGCCAATAGCCCAACGCACACGAACACGCCGCACAACGCCAAGACCCACGCCAAGCGGCCGCGCCTCGACTCTTCGTTCCCCACCCTGGTCACGCCTTTCCGCCGCAAATCCAGTTCGCTCACGTTCATTTGCTCCTCGCATCCGCAAGCTGTGTCGCCGTCTCCGGCGCCGTCCGGTTCACCGCATATCGATGGAAAACAGTTTCCACGGCTGCTCAGTTCACTTCTAATCACCTACTCCTCGCGATACTCGTACCATAACTACCTGTACGGAGAAAGGTTTTCGCCGCGCATACGCCTTCCGCTAGGCACACCCCTGCAATCCGGTCCACACATCCATGCGCCCCACCTACCAATTTTGTCGCAAGCACGCATTCCTCGCCCGGCTGCTCGCCTTCGCTGCCGTCGCCGCGATCTTCGCGTTGGCGCCGTCCGCCGCGCACGCCGATTCCAACATCACCTATAATTTCGCCGGCACGATGTCCAATGGCTCGTCCTTCACCGGCACGCTCGATTTCGACACCGCGGGAGGCGTCACCTCTCTCGTTGACACGACCGTACATCTCGGCGGCATGACCTTTACCTGCGACGGCGCATCATCGAATCTGTGCATCGTTCAGAACTCCGGCTTCTCGCAATACTTTCAAACACTGAACGGCAGCGCCCTTTTCCTGCTCAGCTGGAACACGGTCGACTTCACCAATCCGCCCCCAACGCTCACCTTTAACGGCGGTTACTGCATGAACTGCGCCGCTGGCGCCGTCTTGATTGTCACCGGCGGCACCGCCACCGTCGCTCCCGAGCCCGAAACCATCATGCTTCTCGCGGCCGGCCTGGTCGCCTTAATCGGCATCGGCCGCCGCAAGCGCATCATCGGCTCCGATCTCTAGTCGTGGCCCACGCAATCGTGCCTGTGCACACGCCGTCGCTTTCGCCGTCCGACAAATCTCTTCAGCGCGTCACTCTCATCGTTACTTTCCGCCAGGCCTTGCTCCGCTCGCCCTCCGCGGTCTACCTCTCGGCGTAACTTCTCCCACCCACGCGCGCCTCACTCGTTTGGCTCGCGCTCACCGCTCGCCCCGGGCCCAATCCGTGCTTCGCCGCCTTCTCCGCATCCAGAATCGCCGCACAGTGTCTGCACACCGCCACGCCCGGCTTTACCTTTTCCCCGCACGCCGGGCAGTCGTTCATCCGCGTCGGTACATACGCCCACTCGCGCTCAAGCCCTAGCGCCAGCGCCGCGCGTCGGTGCAAATCCGAGATCTCGCGGAACGAATGCCCGCGAGCCCACATCACGTCCGCCTCTGTCACGAGCTTCTGGTGAAACGCTTCACACCGCCCTCGCGCCGCCGCCAGTTCCCTCTCAGTCGGTTCAGAGCTTGCGCACAAAAACACACCGTGATCCTGCAAGTTCTGCAGCAAGTCCTCTGCGATGTCGCGCGCTGCGATCAGGAACGGCATCCTGCGGTTGTCGCCCAGGTCGATAATGTCCTCGCGCGCCGTAATACGCATCGTCGTGAACGCTTGGCCTTTCGCACACGCTGGGATCTGGTAAACGCCGTGCGTCCGCGAGATGTACCAATCCTGGTCCGAGATCGACGCCACCACCGCCTCTCCACCCTCTTCGCGCTTTGACCTCGTGTCCACAATCACTTCCCTGCGCCCCGTCAACGCAGCCGCCTGCAATGTGCTCATCCTCGCTCCTGACGCGAGCGTCAGAACTCCGTCTCGCGCGAATCCTTCCAACCATTACACCGTCACAAAATCCTTTCCGCCAAATGCCGGCCCCGAATCACCCAGCAGATCGTCCGCCTTCGAATCCCATCTCTTCTCTCGCTCCGCTTCGCGCTGATCCAGCGCTGCACGCCGCGCGCGCCTCGTCTGTCCGTTCGACCACGCAACCGCCCTCACCACCCAATCGCACGCCGCTCCCGTCAGCGGCAAGAATTCCCCGAGCGCTCCACTCAACGTGAAGCAATGCTCGTAATCTCCCCGGGCTGGGTATGGCCCGAGTGAAAGCACCCGCACGCCGTCTTCAATTTCCGTCGTCAGCTCTCGCCACTCATCCGGCGTCCCGTAACTCGTCGCGGGCATCCATCTCTCGATGTGCCACCGATTCTCCGGCAAGTACTTCGGCACGCGCCGAAGCTCGATCGCCTCGCGAATGAAATTCCCACTCGCGTCGTGGTCCACCCATCGCCCGCCGATCCAGCACAGCCGCGATCCGCCCCATACCACGCGAAAATTCGGCTCGCCATACAAATTCCAGCCGCCGCTGCGCGCCACTCGCTCCTGCACGCTGTCCGGCGCCTCGTGTGTTTCCCGCGTGACTCGAATCATTCACCCGCACCGTCCAAACAAAAAAGGGACGGCTCGCACCTCGCAAGCCGTCCCCGTCAAGAGAGAACCCGATCCCCCGAGTCTAGTAGCCAGTCGGAATCGCTAAATTGTTGATGTAAGCTCCACTCCGCGGAGATTCGTTCCACACTTGGAATCCCGTCACGAAGTAGAAAATGTAAGCCGAAGCGATGCCGCCGCTCGTTCCATAAATCGGAAACAGCGTCTGCCCGCCCACGTCGTAGAAATCGATGTCCTGCATCACCGCTCGTCCCCAATGCGACAAGTCGAGGAAATCCACTCGTGTCTGGTTCGCATTGATCGACGACTTGATCGGCACGCCCGCCATCGACTTCTCGCCCGTGAACAGCAAATCCAGATCGCTCGCGCGGCCGCCCGCCCCTTCCTTAATGATCTGCGAAATCGTCACGCCGAGCTGTTCCCACTGATGTTCCTGCTCGAGTGACGTGTACGCGATCAGCTTCGACACCTGATTCGAGCCCAACGCTTTGCGCACCTTGTTGATTGCCAGCCGTACTGCTCCCGGCGTGATCGCCGAGTTGTTTCCGTTTACGTTCGGCGTCGCCAGCTCCACTGGATACGTCGCCCGGTTGAGGTTGAGCCACGTCCCCGTCGTCGCATTCGTCTGGTGATACAAAATTCCGAAGAGCGAAGTCGGCTGCGGTCCCGTCAAGCCGTCGTGAACGATCAAATCGTTCACGCTCGTGCCCGCCGGCAGCGAATCCACTTGGATGAAAGAATTAAACGGATCCACCAGCACCACGTTCGCCGACCCGCGGTTCGTCGTCAGCGTCGGGTCGTACACTTGCACGGTTTGGTTGTAGTAGAAAAGCATCGCGCCCGGCGGCTTCGCCAGGCCAAACTGTGCTGCCACGCCCGACGGCAAGCCGGTCGTCGTGATCGAGCCCACCGTTCCGAGCACGCCGTTGCCGTTCGTCTGCATCACCTTGTCGAGAAACGAGCGGAATTGGCCCATCGCGTTCTTCACTTCTCGCTTCGCCGCGTTCTCGATCGCTTTTTCCGGCGCGTTGCTGGCATATTCCACCAGCTTCGTCATTTCCACCGCGTGCCGAAAAAATACCGGCGTCACCTGCGCCACGTCGTAGGTCGTCCCCGATCCGCGTCCCAGGTCGCCGCCATCCATGTTTGCCAATCCAGCCTTGCCGCCGGGACGAATCTGCAGCGGAAGCCGCATGTTTCGCGAGCTCACTCGCTCCACATCGCCGCGCTGCTGAATCATCGTCAATAAGATGTCGTCGCGCTCATACAGCAACGGCAGCTTGTCCCTCACCTTTTCCAATTGCAGCGCGACGGACTGCGCGTTTTGCATCTGCGCCATATTTGAGATCTCCTTGTTGTGAACACACCCATGCCACCGCGCACGCCAGGCCCGTGCGCCCTCCTGCCTCTAAACCAATTCAGAACTTGTACTTCGGCGTGACCTTCCGTTCTACCCAGCTACGTCCTGTACCGCTCTGCCGGCCCCGCTGTCCCTCTACCCCGTACAAACACTGCCCCTGGGTCCAGTTGAGTGCATACAGAAAATCCTGCATGCTGTCTTCGCACCACAGCCGCATCTAGAACTGCAGAAGCCCCTGCTGTTTGTGAAAATTCGTAGTGTGTGACCGGCCTGCGCCCCCTCCCGCGTGCGCCTGTCGCGATTTCCTGGACCCCGGGAGGTTCGGCCATGTTTTCCAAGAAGTCTGCACTTTTCGTTCTTTCATTTTTTCTAGCGGCAGTCTTCTGCGCCACATCGACCCAAGCCCAAACGCCTTCCAATTGCAAAGCCTCACAGGCGGATGCCGTTGAATGCTTCGTCGCCAACGCCGTTTCCACGGGCCTTGCAAAACCAACCCACGGAATGACGCTCGCTCAATATGAACAGTATGGCGTCGCAGTGAATTCGATTCTTCAGACCAACCACACTTACATCGTTCTGCTCGGCCTCTCGAGCGCCATCGCCGATGCCATGCCGCCGACCAATGCCAACGGCTCAGCGAACACCTCGGCTCAAGGCGCGGCCATCGGAGCGATAGTCACGGCCGCCGTCGCCGACCATCTCATCAGCCTTCCCTCGGGTGTTAGCGTTACGCAGCTCCAATATTTCTGCATGGACATCGTCTCCGCCATGAACGACAACAATGGCTACCTCGCCCTTCTTACTCCAGGCGTCAGCTTCCGCATGGTCGACTCCTATCTGATCTCATCCACCATCAACGGCACCGTAAACTGGACGGACGTGAACACCGGCCTGGCCGCCGCCGTCGGCAATCTCATCAAGTCTGGCCTGATCAAAGTTCCATCCGGCGTCACCGCCCAGGACATCGAGTGGTTCTCCGACGCGATGGCCAAAGCCATCTACAACTACAAAACGTCCACCAACCGCAAAACTCTCTAATCACCGCCTTACGCCCTACGGGAGCGCGGTGGCTTGCCACCGCTATCGGCACCGCCGCCACTCCGGCGCAACGCAATCGAACCGGCCGAAGGCCGGTCGCGCACTCAACACTTGCGTGTCGAGACTCTCGTGGCCATAGGCATGTCCTGTGATCGCTCCGCCCTCAACAGGCTGCTGCATCGCCCTAGGATCCTTCACAAATTCAAAATATCCGCATCCGACATCCTTCCATAATCAATGTCCTTGCTCGTCGTCGCCCGCCGCTGCCCTGTCGCTCCGCCGCCAGTTCCCGCAATATCCACTCGTCTCTCCGCGTTCCGCTGCCGCGCTCGCCGCTCTTCGTTCAGCGTCACCACCGTGCCCGTCCACTCGTTCATCACTCGCTTCGCCACGGTCGGCAAAGACTGCTTCGCCCGCGCAGTGATCAACCCCACGAATGCACGCTGGTGCTCCGCATCAAACCGTCCGCTGCGCGCCGACTGCAAAAGTTGTTGCGTCAGCACACGATTCCCTCGGAGCGCCGTATCCAACTCCCGATAGATTTCCCCCACCAGCCGATTCCGCGAAGCCTTTCCAATCCCATCTGGCAAAAGTTTCGCCACTTGCGTCTCGATCTCTTCCACCACGCTTTGCACCGCCGCCGCGTTCGCACCCTGCAAAAAATCCCGCTGCGCCGCGCCCGCATCCGCCTTGGCCTGTGCAGGATCCGTTTCAACTCGCGCATTTGGAGCTGCGTCGGAAAGGTCCGGACGGTCGTCCTTCTCACCCCTGTCCGCCGGCCGCCCAGCCAGCTCTGCCATCGACCGTGCCAGCGATGCGAATGCCTCCCGATCCATCGCCGCTACCGCTCGCGCCAACTCCGCGTGATCCTCAGGATTCTTCGAAAAGAAGAGCGTATCCAGCCTCGAAACCTCGGCCGCCCGTTCGCGCGCCTGCCGCGCCTCACTCGGCGTCGCAAAAATTTCGCGATACTCTTCCACATCCTTCACCGCGTTCGCGGTCTGCCCGCCTCCGTCCGCAGGCTCATCGGAACTCGCCTCGTCACCCGAAGCGCTGGCGCTCCGATCCCCCAACTCGTCCGCGAATCCCGTCGCGTCCGATGCCGCGCCGTCGCGTGTGACGTTCTTCGAGGCATTTCTCGAAGTGTCGATTCCAAGAATCTCGTCATCGCTTGGCCGCGCCACAGGCACAGGTGGGCGCGCCGCCGGCGCCGCCACTCCCGCAGTGCTGTCACCCCCACTCACCGGCCCTGTCGTCGCCGTCACATGCCCCGCCATCGTCTCGCCTCCGATACTCCCCAGCCGTATTTCACCGAATCTTCACCTCGGGCAAACCTGCACCGAAACGGCCGTTCGCCTTTCCTCTGAGTATCAACTCTGTTAACTTTCGGCGCATTCCCACAAACCTCACCGCGTCAGCGCCTTACGGCCCCTCAAAAGCTCGCCCATCTTTCGTTTGGGAAATTGAACCGTCCGTACTATTCCCGCCCGCGCATCCTCACTCTAAATTTACAGGTAGCGGGGGGAGCTGTTCCGCGGTGCAGTTGCAAACGGTCAGCCCGCAATACCAGCACCTGAGGTGCAGTAATGAGTTCATCGTCCAACGTCGCCACCGAAACCAGTTCACTTCCACTCGACGCCAAAGCCTCCCAATCGATCGGCGTTCCCGAAGAGCGTCGTACGCGCCGCCGCGCCAAAATCACAGCCTCGGTTCACGTTCGCGGCCTGGACGCTCCTGAGTCCTTCGAAGAAGTCTGCAAGTCCATCGATGTCTCTCGCGACGGACTCCTGATCCAGGTCGCCCGCTCTGGCTATTACAAAGGCCAGCAGCTCGAAGTCACGTTTCCGTATTCGCCGGCCGCGGCCGCCTCCACGAAGACGCCCGGTCAGCGCGCCGAAGTCGTTCGTGTTACCGAAGTCTCCAACGGCCACTTCCAAATCGCCGTGCATTTCGCCTCATCCAAGCCGGCCGGCCCACGTTCCGAGAATGGCAATCGACTCGGTTCCACTCCCAGTTCGGCGCCTCAAAACGCGCCGCAGACTGTCGTCCTCGGCGTCGAATCCGATCCGAAAGTGGCTGAGATCATGCGCACCATTCTCACCAACGACGGCTACACCGTCCTCATCGTTCCCTCGGCCCAGGAAGCGCTCGACATTTTGCGCACCACCGTCCCGGCCGTCTTTATCGCCGAAGTCGAAGGCCCGGAGATGAGTGGACACGATCTTTGCCTGATCGTGAAGCGCAATGACCGCCTCAGCCGCGTTCCCGTCATTCTCGTTACTGCTTCGGCTCAGCCTGCCGACTACAGCGCAAGCCACCAAATGGGCGCCGTTGTCTGCATGGCCAAGCCCTTCAAGCCGGAGCGCCTGTTGCACGTCGTGCGCTTGGTCGCGCCGCCGCCGCAATTGCGCTCGCCGTATCAAACCGCGCGCCTCAACGGCACGGCCGTCGAACGCACCCTGTAGTCTCAGCGCCTCGCGCATTCTCGGCGCTCGACTCACGATCTTGCATCACCGCGGCGAAGTTCGCAGATGACCCCTGCGTTCTTCGCCGCTTTTCTTTTCCGCCTTTCCGCCACCCCCGCATTCACTCACGCATCTTCAGTAGCACAGGCAATCCTGCCTGTGCGCGACCGCCTTCAGTCGGTCGCGTTTTGACTTCGCCTCCCCACCCATTTCCGCCTCACCCTCTCTTCGTCCCGCTCGCCGCCACTCCCGCCTGTGCCATCGTCTGCTGCTTCAGCAAATACTCCCGATGAAACATCGCATGCGCCCTCACGTTCGCGTACCCCAGCGGGCTTTCAATCTTCGCCACCTGCCCCGCATCCGACGAAAACCACCGCATGCAAATCTCCAGCTCCACCTGGTGATTGTCCGCGAACTCATCCGGTAACACGCTCGGCAAAATCACATCCGCCTCGCTCGCCGTCCCCGTCAGGTGCGTCACGTCCTGCGTCCGCACCACCGGCGCTTCCGCCACGAGCTGCGCGATCTCCCGGTACTGCTTGTTCCGCGACTCTTCGTCCGGAATCACAAACTCTTCCAGCCCCAGCAGCCGCTTAATGAGCGCCATGTTCTCTGGATGTGCCAGCACCGTCTGCATCTGCGGGTCGGGGCTTCCCATCATCTGCATCAGCACGGCACGCTGCTGGCTCCAGAGCGTCGGATACTGCTCATCCGTCTCCGGATAACTGAAAAGATTTCCCTTCAGATCCGCCAGCCGAATCCACTTCGATTCGAACGCCGACCCAGCGCCCAACAGCGTTACTTCCACGTCGTGCGGCCTGTTTTTTCGGAAACAATCCACCGCCAGCAGCATGATGTCCGCGTGGAAGAATTTCATCCTGCGCCACACCAGCCCAATCCGCCCCATTGCCTGCTCGCGCGCCATCGCGTAGCCGGACGCCGTATCGTTGTTGCTCATCGCTCCGCCAAACAACGCCGGAAACGCGCCCGTCAAAAATTGCGAGATCGGCCCCATCAAATCCGCCGCGTGCTCGCTCAGGTCGCCCGGCACTTCCGCCGGCTCGGGCTGGAAAAATCCGCTGGCCAGGCTCTGTCCTGGTTTCGCACGCGCCGGATAATGCGATCCCGGCTCGGCCGTCTGATTCTGCAGCGAATCGAAGTCCAGCACTTCGCTGTCCGCGTAAATCGGCGGAATGCCGTACTCATACGTTTCCATCTGCAAATTCGAAAGCGTATTGAACCGCTCCTGCACGCTGATCATGGAATCGCCCAGCGCCGGTCGTCCGCTTGACCCATCGCCCGGCAATGCGTGCAGCACCCGCCAGTGATCGTCCATATTCTCGTTACGCGCTTCGCAGTAAACGTCTCCCGCAAACGCCACATACGCGCCATCCGGAAACAGTTCCAGCAGCTCGTCGCGCAGCGCCTTATCGTCCAGCGCGAAAAACGCCCATGGCCGCAGCCACGTCCGCTGAAACGTGATCAGGTTGATGTTGAAGTCGCCGCCTTCCGTCAGCGGTCCTCCCTGCGACTGCGCCAGTCGCGCCAGCCGCTCGTACTCCTGCCCGCCGCTCGCCACCGGCGCCCCAATTCGATCCGCCGCATGTGGGTACGCGGCTCGCAGTCGCGCCTGGTGCACTTCCATGTTCCACTGCAGATACGGATACTCATGCATTTCGTCGGCCCAGGGCGGCGTTTTCAGCGCCAACCCGCCCACGATCGTTACCACTTCCTGCCCATTCGGAACTCGCGCCCGAGTCTGCGCTTCCGGCACCGCGAGCGTTTCCGCCGCTACAAAATCTTCTTCCGTCAGCAATGCCCCGCACGCGTCGCAATTCCGCGTCGCGATCTCCGCCGCCGCGGCCACGTCCGCGCCGCCCGTCGCAACCGGCGTATTCGTGCCTTTCAAATCACTCTGCGGATTTTCCTTCCCGCATTCCGGGCACACATACACATCCGTGCCCAACTTCACCGACCTCATCCCAATTTCCGTTTCGGGATGGAATCCGAATCTTTGCCCGTCCACCACGTACCGCACGTACGCGCCCACCTTCCCGTCCGTCCAAAGGTTGAACGCCTCCTCCACAATCAAATTCCCAATCCGGTTATTCCGCTCCACGAGCTGCGCCACTTCCATCGCCGCCTTCGCCGCGCTCACATCCTCTTCCGCCTGCGCCGACGAAGGGAAAAATCGCACTCGCGGCACATCCTGCGAAAGCACCGCCACCAGCGAAAGCCCAAACGCCTGGTAGATATTCGTCACGAACTCGTACCGCGGCAAATCCTCAAGCGATGAGTTGTCCGTCAGTTTCTGCTCAAACGGCAAATGCCAGTTCTGGTCCCTCTCGTTCCACCACAGATACTGCAGCCCGCGCCAGAATTGGTGCGCCTGCTTGATCCGTCGCACCTCTTGTCGCCGGGTCGATTCCGATTCCGTCGAATACTGGTGCACCAGCCTCCGCATCGCCGCCTGCAAACGCTCGGGCAATTGCTCGTTGTTCGCGCCGTACGCTGAGTTGCCGACGCGAACGCTCGCGTTCGCGTCGCCGCATCCCCGACCGCGTTCCGTGCGCTCCACAGGCTGCCCCGCCACCGGTCCTTCCACTGCAACAATCGCCGGATCCGCCGTCACCCCGTTGTTCCGCGTCGGCATATTTGCGCACACCAATCCCTTTAAATTAGTTCTGCTTTTAACTTTTGTTCTGGAATCGCCGTCGTCACAGCCCAGCGTCACTCGCTACCGCAATCTCAATCCATCCGGCACCCAACAAAAATCCCGGAGCCTTGGTGGCACAGGCATGTCCGGCCTGTGTCCGGTCCACGCTTTTGCCGCCCGCGTCACTTTGCCGCCGCGCCTCGTCGCTCTGCGTTGCGATGCTCGCGCTCTCGTATCCTGAGGCTTTGTTCTTTTGCCGTTCACTATCCGCGAGTCACCCGCGAACTTCCTCACCTCACCTCCACATCCCCCTCGCCCCGCAAAATCGCATCGACAATCTTTTCCCCGCCGTCCGTCACGCTGAACCCAAAGTTACAATTCTCAAATCGCACATTCTTCATGCTCACTGGCCCGCGCTCATACCTCACGCGCGTCCCCACAAACGTAACATCGTTCCAAATAATTCCATCCAGCGTCTGCGCCGCCCCCGCGATCGTCAATCCAGTCACCTTCACGTCGTCAGCCATCTCTCTCGATGCCGGCGGCAAGAAAACTTCCGACGCCCCGGGCATCCGTGTCGCGTCCACAAAACTCCCGCCCAGCGTTGTTGGGTTCAAGTTCTGCTTGGCGCTCACCGCCTTCGGCGCTTCTAGGATCACGCGCTTCCGCCCGCCATCCGCACCACTTGGCCCCGCCGCTTCCGTGTCGTCGCGCTTCGGTTCTGCCGCGCCCGCGATAGCAGTATCAGTCCCCGCCGTTCCCATCGATACGCGCAACTCCGCCAGCGCGATCTTCGTCTGGAAAATATGCTCCCGCAGTCGGTCGCTATCCGGATGCATGTCTCGAATCGCGTTGAGTTCGCGCAGCGCCGTCGTAAAAAATTCTGCCGCCGCATCGAACTTCCTGGGCCGTGCCGACTCCAAGATCGCCGTCGCCCGGTCCGCTGCCTCTTCCGCGCCGGTCACATCGCCGCCCTTGCTCAGCTCGTTCGCGACACTCGCTGCATTCTCAAAATCGCCTTCCCACCGTCGCGCAACAGTTTCGCTCGAGCTCCGCACGCCCCCACACGGCCGGTCCACCACCGCAACTTCCCCGGCGCCCTTCTGCTGCTCCGGATGCTCATATCGCTGCGCCGCCTGCCATCCCAGCGTCCCCACCAACACCAGCGCCAGCAGAATCACCACGTACCGCAACCATTTCCCCAGCGCATCTTCGCGGTCGGGCTTGTAGCTCGACGCCTTCCGCCGCCGCACGCGCACACTCCCGCGGTCGCCTCCGCTCGCTCCCCAATTCTCGCCGCCACTGCTCACTGCTTCACTCTCCACCACCGCGCCAAATTCTACCGGATTCTCACCGCCCTCGCGCCCGAAGATAGCCTGCCGCTCCGCCAGCCTTTCACTCTCCGCCCAAGGCCCCGCTTACGAAATCCGCCACGTCGCGATGGTTCGTGAACACATGCGTCTCCGGCCGACCCTCCGCCTTTGACGGCAACCCACTCGCCCGCGCACCACTGGCTGCTCGATGCGCATGCACCACGAAGCCACTCCGCGCCCTTCCACAATGCGCCGGCACCACCTCCGTCGCCTCAATCACAAGCCGATGCACAGCCCCCTTTCCTACTTCCCGCCCCGCACCACCAATCAATTCCTCGTCAGAGGCAGCCCCGTCATCATCGGTCGCCGCCGCCCGCGCGTTCTCCACGCCCTTGCCGTACCCCGGGTTTGCATAGAACTTCCCGCCGATAAAAGGCATGCCCTTCCTCCAGTGGTACAGGCATTCGTGCCTGTGCGCCCCCGAATGTCAGTCGGGGGCCGGTTATACGATCTCCATATCAGCGCCAACCGCTTAAATTTCCTCACTCGCCGGCTTCACTCGCGCCGCGTCAATCTCAAGCATCCGGTTCACCTGGTGCCACGAGCGCCGCCGCAGTGGCGTCACGTCGTTCTTGACCGCGCTCGCCTCTCGCTTCCTCTTCGCCGCAGCCACGGTGCTCTCCACATCCACAGGGAGAGCCGCAGCGCTCTCCGAAGAAACCGTCACCGGCGGAACTCCCGCAATCCCCAGGATCGAATTCATCAGCGCGCGATTTTCTGCGCGCAGCCGCGTAACCTCTCTCTCCAGCTCGCGCCGCCTCCCCGCCACGGCGCCGCGCACAGCCTCGAGAAAATCTCGCCACCGCATACTCACCGCCTTTTCCTCACAAACCGCACCGGCTTCGCCGCCGACGTCTCCACCAGCCTCGCTGCCTTCACCTGCATCGCGCGCACTGTTGGATCTACCGACGTCACACGCTCCGCAATGCGCTGCTCGATCGGCGGCCGAACCGTCCCATTTCGCTCCGCCGAATACCGCGTCTTGATCCCGTACCGCGCCGCATCCGCCGCGTCGTCCCCATCCATCTTCGACACATCCTCAACTCTCGCCGGATCGCGCAGCAATGTTGGCAACACGCGTACCAACTCCGTGCAGTTGCTCGTAATCGTCCACTCGTCCGCAGCGAGCATCTGGTACATCAACATCCATCCGCCTACGCGATCGTTGTCCGCCGGCGTCGGCCTCGGCAACCCCGCGCTCGCAAACACGTCGCCCATCTGCTCCGCGATGGACGCTTCATCCGTCCGCCGCGCGAACGCATCCGGCGAAAGATAAATCGCATCGATCTTCTCGCGCCCATCCGCACCGGCACATCGCTCCGCAATCTCTCTGGCCAGTTCCCGCGGCGCCGTGCGATGCGTCACATACTCGCGATAGGTCGCCACCCGTCCGCGTCCATCCGATCCGCCGTCGCCAATCGTTCGACTATGCCAGTACGCCGCCGCCGGATGCTCGAATCCCCAGTCCACCGAAATCCATCGCGGCCACCACGTCTGCCAGGCAATCTCTTCCGCGCGCCGCACGTTCTGCGAAATATCAAACCGGTCGAAATACTGCCCCGCGAACACATCCCAGTTCCCGTCCAAAAATGCCCGTTTCAAGTCCCCTGGCAGCGCCGCCAGTGTCCGCTTATAATTTTCATCCTTCGCATAAACCGGATTGTCCTCCAGCCGCGCCTGCACAAATTCATAGTCGCTCGCGCAATACTCTTCCGGACGTTCCATCCCCGGCGCCGGCTCTCGCGTCACCCACAGCGCCTTCACCCACGCATGTCCAATGTTGCCGGGATTCGTTGCGCCCGCCATGCACGGAATCGCGCCCGCAACCGGGCACCGGTTTCTGCTAGTCAAGAATTGCCACTGCCTCAACGTGAAATGCGTCAGCTCATCGATCCCGATAAACAAAAACTCCGCACCCTGATACTGGTAAACGTCCCTCTCGTTCGCGCAATACCCAAACCGAGTCGTCGATCCGTTGTGCCACGTCACCACATGTTTCGACTCGTTATAGCTCCGGTACAACTCCCGCGGCACATCCCTCCGAAAGTAATGCAGCAGAGACGCGTCCAGCTCTGGAAACGTCCTCCGCAACAGCAACGAATGGGCACCAGGAATTTCCAGCGCCTGCAGCACCCCCTCCATCAACAACGCCTTCGTCTTCCCCGGCCCCGCCGCCCCTCCAAAAAGCCGGTACTTGGCCCGCGAACGATGAAACTGCTCCTGCCTCGGGAACGGTCTATATCCCAACTCAACTTTCACTCGCCCATCCGTAGCACGGACAATCTTGTCCGTGCGCGACCGCCTTCAGTCGGTCGCGTTTTGACCTTGTCGTATGCCCTTAAGTACAGGCAATCTCGAGAGCTTCATCCGCGAGCCCCGGCAGCCTTTGCCTTTGTTTCCGTCTCCCTCCGCATGCAACCTCTATACCAGCGTCCGAATCTTCTCCCCCACGTAGTACGCCGCCGCCCCTCCCAAGAACGTCGCCGCCACCGCGATGTGATGAATGCTCAGTATTCCGCCGATCACGAACGCACCCAGCCCGCACGCCTGCACGATGTATCCCACCGTCGTCTTGCTCGCGCTCATCTGTCCTCCTCCACGAATTCAAAACCAATCTGCCTCGATTCCCCTTGCTGCCTCTCCCGCGCCGGACGCGCCACGTGATGCACCAGCTCCACCACCGGCCCGCCATCCTCTCCATCGCAAACTCGTTCCCGCAGCTCCACCGGAGCGCCCAGATGCCGAGCCCACTCCTTCATCGCATCCAGCCACAATTTCCCGAAGCTCACCTCTTCCTTTTTCTCGCTCATTCGCTTTAGCAACCCGTCGAACTCCTGCGCGTAACGGTCCTCGCCAAGTCCCGCCGCCCGCAATGCATCGCGCAGCCCCATCGCACCCGCCTCTCGATCGCCGGCACTCTGCCGCACCGTTTTCATTCGCGCTCCACCTAAGAACAAATCGGCGCCGCAAAAAACGGCGCAGGACGCACGTCCACCAGGGTTGGTCCGAGCCCTCCTAAGAGTGGCGTCAGTTTTTCCTCCGCTGGCTCATCGTGCGTCCTGCATAGGGCAACAACCTCAGCAACGCATCGCGAATCCCATTCCCGCCCTCGGTAAACAGCAGCGCAATCCAGTCGGCTGCCTCGCGATGCTTTCCACAAAATCGGTCGTTCTTCCGCGGACGCTTCTTGCACGGCTTCCATCCCGATCCGTTCCACCCTGTGCGATCCATCCCGACACATCGCGTCGCCACGTGTCCCACTACCTCTCGCTCCCATGCATTCGGCTGTCGCGCCGCGCATTCACACAAATCCACCCCGCGCCTACAGGGCACGCAAAATGTTTTCGTCACGTTCTGTCTCGATCAGCTCACTTCAGGCAGGGCACAAAAAAAGACGCAGCCAACTTCGCCGCGTCTCTCACCTCATCAGTCCTCAGTCCGTTTTAATTCGCCGGCCCCACCGTCACAATCGTCTGGCACAGGCTCGGATCGCTTTGCACGTTCTCCGGCGTCACCGCCGAAACTCCCAACTTGTGCTTCCCAATCACAAACGGCAACTTCGGGCCTTGTGCGCGAATCAGATTCGTCTTCCCCGCTGCACCCGGCGGCACCGCAATCGAAAACAGTTGATGCTGTATGCCTGGCAGCGAAATGTCATATACCACAAAGTGCGCCACGCACCCCGTCGTCACCGTCGCCGAACATGCCGGCGTCTTTGTGAAGTCGTAGTTGAACGCAACGCTGATCGAGTGCACTGCCGACGGGGGCCCGGCCGCAGTAGGCCCAGGAGCCGCCCCCTTCTGCAACAATACCGCCGCGGCTCCCGCCGCGAACATCGCCACACCCCACAGCACCAACACCACCGCGCAACCCGCTCGCGCCTTTCGCTCTCCACCGCCGTGCAGCATCACCGAGCCTCCGCGCGGCAAGTATCCCATATGGACCAAATCCCGCCCACACCCGCGCAAAACTATCCCAGGATCTGCACCGTCACGCCCGACCCACCCGTGATCGAAATCACCTTCGCCCTTACGAAATTCGCCCGCACCCCAGTCACCACCTGGCTGTCGCCCGTCACCGTCGTCGAATTCTGCGCACCCGTGCTCGGTGCCGAATACTGCGCGTCCACATCATTGATCGCGGTCTGCAACTGAACCTGCACCGCACTGGGCGCTGTCGCGTAACTCGTCTGCCAGCGGATCGTGCGTCCGTTCTCCGGAAACCCCGCATAGCTCGGCAGCGCGAATTGCTGGCTCGCTTGTCCCGCTGCCGGGCTCTCCGCGTTGAACGCCAGCGCTACATCGCCCGGAAATACCGAATACGGCGGATTTTGTGCGTTGTAATTCGGCATAGTTCTCCCCATTCTCAAGAATTTCCCGCTCGTTCGTCATCGTCACGCGCAAATTCCACAGCGCGAGCCACACGCACATCGCCTAAAAAGCGAAAAGCGCGGCCACCAGCGCCGCGCCTCGACCCACCCAAACACACCACGACCCAATCAATCGTTTCTGCTCCAAAAGTTGTTTCAAGAAGGAACTTCAGACCAGTGCCCAAGTCCCTGCGGCTGTCCCCAGTCACAGTTCTCTAGGCTAACGAAAACAATTGTACACCAACTCGTAAACACTGTCAAGCCCTTATTCTACTTGTATATATTTACCCAAGTCACTTTTCCCGTGTTAGCCGCACTTTTCGCACCTCGCGCACCCACCCGTTCGCCGAATGTGATTGAAACCATTCCATTTCGCACCAACGCCCGCCGAATTGCCACCGCACAAAAAAAAGACGCGGCGAAAGCTCTCGCCGCGTCTCACCACAAATCACAAACCCCGTTACTTCTGTTCCCTCGGCTGCGACTTCAGCGAAAACTGGTTCCCCTGCTTCGCGTTCTCGTCCACCGTGCGTTGTATATCCAGCTTCCCCAGATCCGTCTTATTCTCGCCGCCGTACGAAGTCACGTAGTGCAACTTCCCGCCGGCCAGCCAGTAATCCGAAACTGCGAAGCTCGATCCATCCTTCATATACAGCAGCGTAGGCGTTGCTGGCGCAGCAGGCGCAGTGCCCGCATCGTTCAACGTCACCGTCGGCCCGCTCGCGTCCGCTGTACCATTCGCCTCCGCCGGATTCGCCGCCACGGTCGCATTCGCGTCGGTGCCGTTCGCTCCGCTCGCATCCAGCGTGTAGTCTACGCCGGCTGTACCGCCGCCCGATCCCACCGCATTGCCGGATGACGCATACGTCCAGCCATTCACATCGCCGCCGCCAAAAATTCCATAACCGCCACCGAACCCGTATCCCAGCCCGAATCCGCCGCCCCATCCATAGCCGGCGCCGAATCCATAGCACCCGAAGAAAGGATCACACGGCCCGCCAAATCCAAATCCGTAATACCCCAGGCCAAAGTACGGGTAGCCGTAAAATCCATACCCATACGGATAGTACGGGTAATATCCGCGAACCGGGGTCCGTGGCCCTGCGGGGATTCCATTCGCTCTCGCCTGTGTCGCGTTTTGCCCTACGAATCGGCCTCCGCCATTCGGATTCGCAGGATTCGAACCATTCGCCGTAGTTGCCGGTTTCGCGCTCGTCGAATTACTGTGCGTCCCTGACCCACTATTTGCCGTTCCGCGCGAGGGTCCTGGTGCGGAGCTCCCGCGCGATGCCGAAGGCGCAGGTGCCCATCCACCGCCGCCTCCGCCGAAATGTCCGCCACCGCCACCACCACCGTGCCCGCCGCCGTGTTGTGCAAACGCGCCAGGCGCCAAGGTCAACGCCGCGCACACCAACCCAGCGCAGAGCCATTCACGTGAAATCTTCAT